CCGCCATCAACGCAGAATAAATCACCATCTAAACCACATTTTTCAAAATAACCGTTAAGCCAGAAATTATTTAGAAGAACAGATTCTTGTACAGTAATTTTTCCAATATAATAGCCTTCCATTTTACAGTGAAAAAATTCAGACTTAGTTAAAATTTGTCCATTACAATCAATAGTTGGAGTACCAACGCCACGCACTCTAAAATTCTTTAATTGGCGATCTAATAAAACATCAGCATAAACAACTAAATTTTTACAGTTAATAGATTCTGCGTAATCAATAGCAGTTGTTAAATTATTAAAAGGCGAATCTTGAGAACCGTCTCCCGCAGGAACTTGTTCAGTATCGATATAAACCTCACGGCTAATACCAAATAACTGTGCATTCTCTTCTGTAGTTAAAGCACTACCACCACCAGCTATTAATGTTGCAGAACTAGATGCAGCATAAACAACTTGCGTAAATGCAGTTGGTTCAATAGGTGTATTAAGACCTGCGCCTAAATCATCAACTGCTACAAGATTTCCTCCTGATATTTTACATTGTATATAACTTGGCCCGACTCGTTCTTCAAACGCCAAAAGTGCATTTTGTAATGTAGCTGTTAATCCTACTTTTTCACCTGTTGACGCATCTAATACTTCTAATCCAGCAGAATCAATCAGTGTTTTGTTATCCATAGCAGCCGGCTCAGCTTCCAATGAACGACAAGTATCATGCAAGTCCTGTATCGTTATCTCTGTTGCTGGAGCAGCTACAGTTACAATACGCGGACTTACAGAATAATTTACTGTTATATCATTTCTTATCGCCATCTAATTTTTCAGCCATTGTTTTTATTTCAGCAACGTCGACCCAGTTTTGACCTTCTGGAATTTTCATTTCTTCCAGAAGGATTTTTAGCATTGTTTCAAAGCTCATATTAAGACGCTTGTGGATCGTCAGCCAAGATTGGAGTGAAAGTCAAACCAGCCGTACTAAATGTTGTCTCAACATCATAAGGTTTGAATCCATACTTACGAACAGATGTCAATACAGTAATATCGCCTGATTGGATAATATTATCTGATAGCTCAGTTGTAGTATCAGCTAATACATCAAGCAACGGTATGTAGAAATCACCAGTTTCACCAGTTGGGTCAGGGGTCACGCCAGTAAGTGTATCACCAGAATAACCAGTGTATGCATACTTCACATCGCCAACTTTACAAATACCAGTCTGAGGCGTCTTATTGTTGCTAAGAGCAGCAGTTGCCTGAATGGTATTGACTGTTACGGCCAAAATTGTATATTGGTTTTTGATGATTGCGCCGGCTAAAGATTCAGCTACCAAGATGTTAGTTCCAACTAACGAAGGATGGTTAGCATTTACCTTCTGATAGTTCGGAGGTGATTGGGTAGTACCAGTTGCATCAGTAAGCACAAAGCTTGCAGCAGCATAGTTAGTAAACCAAATGCCACGAGCACCATATAACGTACCACCAGCAATAGTACCAAAAGGAGCGGCCTTAACATCAGTATAAACCCCTTCATTTGCTGAGCGATATTCTTGACCGTCATCTGCATTAATAACGATGTCATAGTCATATGAGGTAGCCATTTTTAGGTACTCATAAACTTCGTCCATAGTCTTGCCATTACAATTTATTTCTACGTCATAGTTGACAGCACCATTACCATTGTTTAAATCTCGTGAGATTGTACCAAAAGCACCAATAGTAATACCATATGCTGCAACCGTTGCTTGTGCAGTTTGGTTAGCTGAATCTATTGCTGTATCCAAACCGATAGGAGAACGACCGCCAGATAAATCAACAAAGCCGTGATTAAACGTGTCGCCATATTTTCTTGTCCAAAGCCATACACCACCATCAGTAGGAGTGCCACCAACATTATCAGAAGCAATGAAAGTGCCACCTGTTTTAACCAATACCAAGATATCGATGTTATCTGTATCCCACCAAGGTGTAATTTCTACATCGTTCTGAGTTAGATAAACTTGAGTGCCAGCAGTTGGCGCACCAATTGTATATACAGAAGCCCAGAACTCAAGACCATCGGATGAAGTGAAATCACCGCCAGATAAGTATTTGGTATCATCAGCGTGACCAAAAGCCCAACCATTCTGCCACTTATATACTGTAGGCGTATCAGAAACAATTGGATAACTATCGTCCATTTGAGCCGCTGCTGCAAACTCAGTTGCAATCCATTGGAAAAATGCAAGGCATGTTCCAACATAAGTTTGATTCCCTGTTACAGCAGGTACGTTGCTTCCTGTGCCAGAGTCATTGTTTGTAACTGTCTTAAACGTGTAGTCAATAGTCCAGTCTGCCGAATTAAAAGCCATGATAAAACCTCGTTAAGTTTGTTGTGGGTCTGTGATTAAAGTTATAGGTAAAGTAATATCACTACCAGCAATATCGACTGTACCTAAGAATGGCTTATAGCCGTATTTCCTGACACGCCATGTTGTACCTGCAACAGCCCCGTCTGAATATGATATAGATGCTTCGCCGTTTGCATCTGTTGTAGAATTCAAAATAAAAGGTGTAATGTTATCATTATCGATATAAGCATATGCGCCTACTACTTCTACACCTGATTGGTCTTTTACAATCATTTTTAATACTAATGCACCAGCAACTACATTGACGTTACCAGTAACACCAGCACCAATCCTAACAGATGGCGTAGTAGCTCCGGCTGCAACATTAATAGTTATATCAGACGCTGATGTAAAATTAAGGTATATATCTTCATTACCCGTACTGGTAGGAATAATAGGCGAACCTGTAGTGCCAACATCATAACCCAAAGTAGAGCCGCTCCAAGTCATTGAGCCTCCCCCTATGGAGGTCAATTCTACCGCATGATTACTCCCATCCGATTCAAACTCAGTTTTATTAAACACAGATAAATTATCTGTGATAGCAGACACTGCGCCTATGCTGTTGGTAATTAATCCGCCGTTGAAAGTTGCTCCTCCTACAGTAATCAAACCACAACGTCTAAAAGTGCATTGATTCAATGTACTATTGCCTTGGTATATAAAAGTAGTTAAGTCAGTGAACACGCAAGTAGTTTTTACTACGGTAGCATTGTCTACTACTTCAAATGCGCCCGGACTTCGTGTAGCCGCAATAGGTTCATTAACTCCCGGTGAAGATATGTTGACGGAAGTCCATTCTATATTAGAGCCCGCATTATGTACCTCTATTTTATTAAAGTCCACTGAAGACTTCGGCGTATTAGCTACAATTATATTAACATTGGAACTCCTAAAATCTACGGCTGTTCCCGTCAAGCCTAGAGACATCAACCCTTGGTAGCGATACCCGCCCAGCCCAGCTTGAAATAACGCATAACGCTCCCCTGAGCTATCATTAAAGTTCGACATGCCTTTAAAAGTACCATAGTCCCCCGCTTGTCCTTCCGTCACTTCAAGAGTACATCTACCTATACGAATTACGTCTACAGCAAAGGGGTTGCCCCTAGACTGAGCTGTTGCATTTACCGACATACCAGCTACTCTATATGAAATAGTAGGAGAACCTACAACTCCATCGCGAACTGCAACATCATTACATAAAGCAAAGTTGTACCATCCTCCATATGGATTAGGTTCAAAGTCGGAACCTGATGCATTAAAGTACCAAAAATCTCCTATACTATCTCCCATCAGTAGCCTCATGCCTCCATTAGCATAAGTTTCTAACGAAGAAGGAGCAGACCAGAAAGCCCAAATCAACAAGTGAGTATCGGATGCAGTAAAATCAAACAACGAGCCTTCAATATTAAGAATGGAGCCTACTCCTGTCTTAGTAAACTGAGCAGACACGCATGAAGAACCTTGTATGAAAAAGTTAGTCTCATCTACTGGACTACCGCCATCATCATAGCCGCCATTCGACGATTCATCCCACGTTGCTGCGTTAGATGCGTCAGATACTAATCCGCCATTAGCAGTCGTTAAATCCGAATCATATGCTGCTATTGCCATTGTTTATTCGCTATCTCATAAATTCTTTTTAATAATGATTCAGGTGATACGTTATCAATATGATAAACCGTATACACTCCACTTCTAAATAGTACAACATTAATACCTTCTTTTAAGAATGCATTTATTTGACCGTCTAGATATTTAAAATCTTTATGTTTTGGGTCTACAGTTCCAAACATTAAATCAATGTCTAGTTTTTCAAAAATCACACCAAAATTATTTGGTCGCATCAATTCAGATGCTTTATTTATCTGTAAATAAGAACACATGAATTCTTTACATGATTGTGGTCTGTCTTCGTATATAGAACAATTGATTTTGCAATGCTCACATGATATGCCGGCTGGTTTATCAAGCTCTTTGATAAACAATAATGTACAGCATAAAGTGCAAGACCCACATTTCATTAAGATTTACTCTTAAAACGCCAATTTAAAAAATGCCGCATACAAAATCAATCATAGCGGCATTACGCTAGGAGAAGCGTTGATTACTTCTTTGCTTTTCGTTCTGCATCAATACGTTTTGCACTTTCTGTTGATTTACGATGTGCAATACGCAACTCATTAAGAGTTGGTTTTTTCTTTGTCTTAACAGCTTCTTTCGGCTCGTCAGACTCAGGCTCATCGCCTTTATCTTCTTCATTACGCTCTGCGTCAGATAATGCATTGCGACGATCTTCTTCATTCCGCTCATCATCTGATAATGCTGCACGGCGCTTTTCTTCAAGTTCTTCTGGTGTATTACCTAAGATACTCATTTTTGAATCTCCTGTTAGAATTAGTAAAAGAGGGCAAACTAATTGCTGCCCTCTTTAGATTGGTTAAACTTTCGTTTAGCCGTTAGTGATTAAGAACGCCATAGGAATGTTCTTGCGTTCAACTGTAACTCGATTCCATTCTGTAGCAACTTCAAGTTGTGCACGCGTAGCAGATACACCTTGAGTAATACCAACGTCAGCAGACAAGAAAGCAAAACCATGTGGATGGATGATTTCATTGTAACGAGAGTGGATGATATCTTGACCAGAACCATTACCAGCATTTTCAACGCGTTCCATTTCAGAAGGTATTAATGCAGGAGATTCACCATAACCGAATGCGCCTACACCAAATAATACTGATGTGTAGTAGAAGCCGTTGGTTGGAGCAGCAGATACGTCAAGGTTATCGTCAACAACAACGCGAAGACCAAGGTAAGTTGGAATGCTAATCTCACCACGAGCATCAGGAATGAAAGTGATTAAGTTTAACTTCTGTAAAGTTGTATATGGTACAGAGTGCATTGCAATTGCAGTGATTTGTGAAGCCATATCACCTAATGTAGCAAATGCATCAATTACAGCATCAGCGTGGATAAGGTTTTCAGCAGCAGCAGTATCGCCAGTGATGATTGATACATCAACAACCATATCAGCACCATCGTTAGCAACATTATCAGCCATAACACCCATTGCAGAAGAAACTACACGTTGCTGTGTATTAACTGCCCAGTAATGACCAATACGGTTAGTGATTGCTCCCAATGGGTCAGCAAGTGCTAATTGACGAGCTAAGTCCATAGTAGACCAAGACTTATGTTGATTGGCTAGACGATAGATTTGAGTACCACTATCAACCTTAGCTGGTGTAGCTAAATCGTTTGGGTCGTCAGTAGCGTAATCAGGTTCGTCATTTACTAAAGGATTGTAATTTGGTAATTCACCTACCATGCCACCAACACCAACCATTGCGTTGATGCGTTCGTCTTGGACTAGGATACCAGATTGTAAGAAAGCATTCTGTTCGATTGCTGCTTCTTGAACTGCCTGATTGAACGCTGTAGGTTCATAGACATCTGCGAGTTGTACTAAAGCCATTGTTTTATTCTCCGTAAGTTATTTGACTCTCTGGAGAACATTCGCCAAAGAGAAGATAAAATTTAATTTATTCCTCCTCGACCAAATCAAGGCTATTTCCGGCTAAACCAGAAAAGTGGATATGTGAAACTATTAGATAAGAAAATACCATAACCACAAAATAAGTCAAGCGCTTATTTGCAATTATGGTATATTTTTTTACTATATAAAGGTTAAGCAGCTACGCCAGCAGCCTTTTTCATCTGTGTAGCAAGAGTAGGGTTCTCTTTGTTGATTCTAGCTTGCTCTGTTACATTCTTTGTATCAGCTTTCCAAGGGTTATTGCCTGTGCCACCTTGACCGCCAGTGTTCACATCATTACCGCTACCTTGATTAAAGTCTGGGAATGCTGGTGCATAAAGCTCGTTAGCTTTGAACTCAGCTACTAGGTCTTTAACAGCAAACGGAGTAGTTGCATCATCTTGAAAACGCTGATTGCCTTTATCATCTAGTACATGAACTTCATAGCCGTTTTCACCTTCAACGGTTTTCATATGTCCACGCATATGAGGCAATAAGAAATGAGAGTTACCTTTTTCTGCTTCGATAGCTTTAATTGCATTATTCTCGATAAGTTCTTTGTCAAGTGCAGAGCGAAGAGAAGAAATAGTACCAGCAGATTCTTCTGTTGCTTTTGCTAGTGCATTAGCATTAGTTTCAACAAGTTGCAGTTTTAATGCTTCCCATTGCCCTTTACCTTCTAATTCTTGATCGGCAAGTTCTTTCTGCTTCTTTTCAAGCTCAGCGCTTTCTGAAACAAACTTCTGGTAGCCTTCTGCATCGTAACCTTCTGGTACTTGATTCTCCTTAAGCTTGCCCATCTGCGTTAGCAGTTTTTCTTTGTTGGCAACAAGCCCATTCGTTTCAGTTTCTACAACCGTTTTCTGTTCAGCCATAACAGCTTCTACTGCTGCCTTAATTTGGTCGTCAGACGCATCCGGCATTAATTTTTTCATTTGGTCAAAAGTCATTTTTATTCTCCTGTGTTTTCTAGTCGGTTTGTTCGTTATTGACATTTTCGTTATCTAAATTACTACCTTTTGTATCTTTTTCTTTATTGCCGCCACCGGTAGCTGGAGCAGGGGCATTTTTCGCATTCTCTTTACTTAGAGCAATAGCATTTTTTTGGTCTTGAGCTTTCTCAAAGTAAGGAGGCGGATTCTTTTTAATCTCTTCGATTTCTTCATCAAAGGTTGTGTTGGTATCAACAATCTCGCCTTCTTTCATCTTGTTAAACATTGTCTTATGAGATATAGCACCATCAAGCCAAGACTTAACTAATGCTATCTGAGCATTCGGCTCCATATCAATCTTAAGGAAATCATTGTTTAACTCGTAAGAGAAATCATCTGGAACTTTCGTACCAGCCCACGTAAGAAAAGTGGTTAGTGCATTCTGTAACTGACCAGATACATTATTAACCAGTGTTGCAATTAATGACGTCTGTGAGGCAGTTCTAACTAGTACGGAAGTTGCTGTCTCTCTTGACACACCTTCTTTCTTAAGTATCTGCGCACCCATACTAGCCATGATTGCAAGTAGCGTATCAATAAAATCTTGATGAGCTCGTGCTGAGTTGCCAGAGAATTCTAACATACCGACATTTGCTTCTGGGCTATTTAGAGCTACAAATTTTGACGGACCTATTGTAATAGGTGCATCTTGTGAGTCAACACCAGTTGCCCAAGGTGTAGGTAGTGCTGTCCAGTGTAACATATAGGTCTGGTCAATAACTCGTTGGATAACACTGATGTTCATATCAGAGATATCTTGTAACGGAGATTTACCAATACTAAAGTTGTCCTGATTCATACCATGAATAGTGATAGGGATAGTTTTGAAGTTTTTGCCATCCATCTTAGGATATACATCGCTACCTTCTTGCGTCATACCTTCTGATGTTGGCGATGTTGGGATTACATCACTTGTAGACATATACTTGCGAACTCTATATTTACCTTCATGTATATCTAATACAATATAGCGATTGCGTAGTGATACATCAAACTCACTACCTTCTTTATCTACCTCAACCTCTTCTGAGAAGATGAATTGAGATATAACAGGATAACCGGCTACAGAGCTAGTTCTAAAAGAGATAAATTGATGTGGCGCAATATGACGCATGAATGGGCGTCTTGCTGTTTTTGAGTAATCATTCATTGTAGCACAAAAACCATCTTCGAATACTGTTTTGACGATAGTCTCAGCAAACTTGTCAACGCTGTTCCCAAGCATATCGCAGTTTTTATTTAGCTTCTTTTGCTTATCGTCAAAATTAAGCCCTTTTACCACTGGTGGCTTCGCGAATACTGTACCAGAGAACCCGTCTACTACTTTAGGATATAGGATATACATCGGAGCCATTCTGACCATAGCTTCAAACTGGTCTTTAGTTTGAGTATCCAGTTTAATCATGTATGTGTCACGATTAGTAATAAGTGCTTCCCTGCCGGCTCTTATTGTTGCATTCTGCTTGATGCGAGCTTGAGCACTTAGTACGGCACTATTCATTGGTGGTGTTGCTATAGATACTGAGTCTGCCATTGTTAAAGCCCTTTGACTGTTTGCGATATCATTGTCTTACGATTAAGTGGGAACTTCATATGTATAAAGTAGCCAAAACTATCATTTATATCATCTATGGAGCTGCCTGACGTCTTTTCTGGTAACTCAGTAGCCTTGTTAAACACCTGTTGTTCAAGGGCATCTGCTACCTTCTCACATTCTCTTACATTTACCTTAATAAGTCCAGTTAAAAATGCAGAATTTACACTTTGCACCCTTTCCATTATACGTGGATTCTTTTGCGGATATTTACAGTGAAAACCTGCTGCTTTCAGTAATGATATATCGGAAGTTGTAAAACCTTTTGATGATGTATTCTTGCCGGATGCATCAGGGTAACAGTATACAGGAGAACGAGGATACCTATTCTTAATGACCTGAATCATTTCTGGTGTATCCATTATATTCGTTAGGTGCTTGACAGCATGGTAACTGTTCTTCCCCTCATACGGATATTGCTTATTACCTGTTATAACTTTGTCGCGCTCCACAAAGACAACGCCATTCATGTTTGTGACATTGAAATCTAACGATACGTGGATAGTTTCTCCATCACGATATACCGCATCAGTATCACACCTTTCACGATCATACTGCTTATAAACAGCACCGACTGCCATATTAACAAACTTACCATTAATATAAGCATCAACGAGTTCCGGTGGATAGATTGCCTTAAGGTTGTCATAGTAGTCTTTAGGTAGGTGTGTATTCTCATAACCGCTGGCCTGTATTAGTGTATAGTTATCCGGCTTATCCTTTTCAAACATTTGATATAGTAAGCGATACCCTTCTGGAGTAGAACCAACAATCATTTGATTGACTCGTTCCATTTCCTCGCCTTCTTTATCTAGCTTGATTGTCTTACCATCTTCTTCATATACATTAACTTTCTTACGTGCTCGAGCTAATGCCTTTATCCAAACCTGCCTTGCTTTGTCAGTTGGGAGGGTATCTAGTTCATCTAGGAGTACTGCAAAAACATTCATACCAACGATTGTCTCTGGATTATCCATTGACTTGAGTATGACTCGACCACCACAAGCAAAGTATATCTCACCTGTGGTTTTATTGATTTTGTACTTTATATCAGTGCCATCTAACACCTCTATAAGGGTAGGGAAGAGGATATCACGGAACATACTGTATGTAGGTAACAAATAGAGCAAATCAACCTTTGGATAGGTTGTCTTGAGGTCTATCATCTTGGTTACTAGTGAGAATGTCTTACCGCCACCGAATCCTGTTACAAAAGCCACCGCCTTGGAGAAATCGTCTTCTACGAATTGAGTTTGACTCTTTGTAAGCTCTATTACTCGCTGTGGCATAATTACTCGTCATCTGCTTCCATGAATAGATGCTTTAGATTCTCAATAGCGCCCACCATAGTAACTTTCCTGTTAAAGTTGGCATAACTATATGTGATTGTATCCTCATCGTCAATCATTACTATCATACAATTGACAATATTTAATTCTTCTATATCTTCCATCGCATCAGACATAGTTTTCTCAACTTCCATTTTAGTCTGAGACGCAACTTCATGCTTAGGTCTACCAAACAGATTTATGACGTTGTCCATTTTATCTTTCACGTTTAGTATCTATCCAATGGATTAAACCCTGTATTGCATTTATGGTTGTAACTCCATTTCTCAAGCTTACGGATTCTTTCTTCCAGTGTTAGCTTATCAAGTTCATTGAAATGAGCTTTCTCTTTTACTTCATCATCAGTCTTCTTGCAAGCGCTACATACATCTGGTGACATATCAGTGTTAAAAGCCGTAAACTTTGTGCTGCATTTAGAACACATTGCCATTCTTGCTACTGCCATGATTTTCTCCTTATTTTGACATCATTTCGTTTATTTCAGGGATTGCAAGAAGTTCGTCCTCGGTCATACATAAAGCATTGCATATCTCTTTCATTGACAATAGAGTTCCGAAATAGTATGACTCAAAATCTTCTATTAGCCGTTCTGTAGTCCGTGCATTATCATTTTTCATTTATAGAGCCTCGACGTAAACCAATACTGAACCTGTTTTTGATGGGGGCGCATAACTCATGTGTAATTCTTTAACGTACGAATCATCTTGCCAAAAGTTAGCTTCTGTTAATGAGTCAAAGAGGCACTTTAGTATGTTGTCTATGTCATGGATTCTGTTATCCGGAGGAGTCATTGTTACCGTTACACTGAGAGGAATGTTCGCTCTGAGCTCTAAATCCTTGTCTTGGATAATCTCCATTACCGTTGTGCGATACTGTTTGCCCTTTTCTTTTACGTATTTTCTGGGCGCTTTTCCCTGACAAGTAATTCCATAATAGCTGTTTACTGACGGTGGAAAGGGGAGGTGTAAAAGGTAGCCTTGTTTCTTATCGGTCATTCTGATACCTCTAACATATCTACTGTCATACCTGCGAACTCATGGTTAGAGTCCATAAGGAACTTGACCTTGCCGTCTGTGACGAATGAATGACATTTTGAACCTACACCTCTTCTGGTTAGGATACTTGGTTTTAATGTTGGCTTGTCAACGTCACCATTCCAAGTCCAGTTATTCGTTCCTTTTCTAGTCCCGCTTAACATTATTGGAAGTATGATTATGCCTGATGGACTAGGGAAGTTTAATTGAACGTGTGTGGCTACATTCGGTGAACAGATTGTATATCCTTTTTCCGTCTTTTTTAATGGTTGCGCTTTCATTGTTGACCCTCTAATAAATTATATGATTATATAGTTTGTTTAAGAAGTCGTCCCATGTTTTAATGTCATTAGTATTAACCTCACTATGTACGTTAAGATAACTATACTTTTCAAAATATTCTCTTATGCGATTTATAATCATTGTGGCTTCTTGATCGCCAGTTAAATCTTTGTTTGCAAATTTAGCTTCTTTAAGTGATAACTCTTGTTTGTCTAATCTGTCTCCTATCTTTTTAGATAGCGAAACTAAATCATTGACCATCTTGCTTTCTTTAGCGTTCATAATTTTCTCCTGTTGATTGGATTATAACATAATAATTGACCGGGTGCAATAGGGAGGGGATTTTACCGTTTTTCAGATTTCAAAGCGGGGTATGGCGATCAGATAATGAAAATTCCGAGGGGGTGAATGTGCCAGCCCGATTTGAATTGTTGGCATGAATTTTGAACAGGAAAAAATCATGCCAAATTAATTGGCATGAAATTTGATTTCTTAGTCGATAAAATAAATTATAATTATAATAACTATGAATAGTAAAGTCACAAGCTAACAGAGTAGGAGTTGTCTAGGCTGTTAAAATTAATTTTCTTTTTAAAGAATGCCTGTAGTTCTAAAATTTTAGCCTCTGAGTGAATGTTATACTTCTTAACTGTACCAGCTTGCGATACGAATAGAGTGCTATTAGTTGTTGCTAATTTTTGGCTATTTGTTTTCATGTTACCACCTGTATATAAGAGAAGAAAGAAAGAGCCTAAGTTTCTAGGCTCAATTTTTTACTATGCAGTAAGAGACTCGAAAAAGTTTCTGTACGCAAGGAACTCTTCGAAATACTCAATTCTATGTGGCGCATCTGCTATAAGTCCACTTGATAAAATTTCCTCATGTGTAAAAGTTGGGTTTTGTTTTACCCATTCAGCTATTTTTCCCATATGTCCGGAATTTGTAAATTGCTTAAACTTCTTGGACGGCGTAACTAGTGATTTGCTCACACCTGAGAAGTCCGTAATGGCCTTCTGTTTTTCACTTTCTGATAGCTGTGGCAAGTCTAGATTTTTGGCTAGTCCTAACACATCAAGAAAATGCGAGATTGTCTGGCCTTTTACAAGTGCGTGTACTTTGTCTTGAATCTTAGCAGGGGTTAAAATCCATTCATTCTCTACACCAATGCTATGCACTGTAGCTTGAATATCAGAGAATTTAACACCCTCTTGCGTCAATGCCATAGCAGCATCGTCCAAGCTCATACCCTTGTTAAAATGCTTGTCAATGATTGCAGTAATCGCTTTCTTGTTTACTTTTTTAATAGTCATAATAATTTACCTTTTAGTATTGAAAAGTTGGGGAAATTTTGAAGGCTTCCCCTTAACCTTTTAGATAGTTTACAGTGTTATAAAATGTTATACAACACTGTAAAAGAAAATAAAAACCAAGTTAAAAGAGCAAGTGATTTTGATAATGCATAATCATGAACCTGAAAAATATTTTTTCTCTTTTTCTGTTCTGGCTCAAATTCTTCTAGTAACTGTTTTAAAATGTCCATATTAAGAAAGCCCCAATTTTGTGCAAATGTTTAGACCTAAAAAAGAACCTAATAAAATACAGCCTAGGATAATTAATAACATGATTTTTGTACCTCTTTTTTGCTTGGCTCAATTTGCCTTGCTTATGGTTCAAGTATAGCAGCTCTTACAGTGTTGTATAGCATTTTAAGGTGTTATTTTAAAAATAAATGAATTAAATTCACGAGCGTCTGTGTTCTGGTTTATTCCTTATATATACACTTTAAAACATTTTAAAATGTTATGCAACATTCATGCCAACAAGAATCATGCCAACTTTCTCGCAAGCAACATCCGTGCCAAAAAAATCACGCAACGGACGGAACGAGCAGAACCAATTTTCGCAGCGTACATAACGTACCCCAATTTCAACCGTAACGGACGTTGCTCTCTATATGCGTATCCGCCCACCGTTTCCAGCCGTCAAACGAAACGACCGTACCGTAGCAGACGTAGCGCACGTACCGTAGAAATATATCTATATGTGTATCCGCCTAGCATTTCCAGTAGTGAAAATGATTTTATAATAAGTAGTAAATAAACTTGCACCGTATAGTTATTGTGTTATACTCAGCATTCAATTTAGAAAACAGGTCAGGCAGAACATTTGACCACAAGCGCACAAGGCAAAATAGTTTGCTAGAATGCAGAAATTATAGCTTGCAATCGGCTTAGGCTTATAGTATAATTTCAAAACTGGAATTTTCCAGAAGATACATCTTAACGGGAGTTACAAAAATCATGGGTAAGAAAGAAAACACAGCTATCGTAGTAAATGGTTTGAATGATGGTAAGTCAGACGACACTATCCTTCAAGAACTTTTTGAAACAGGCATTCCATTTGGTGAATTGCGCACAGTCTTTAATGATATCATTAAGGACAAAGGTTTACGTTTATCAAGTAAAGAACGTAAAGAGAAAACTGCTGAACTTATGGAAGGTACAACAGAAGTTGCTACAGTTGAAGATATGGCGAAGATTGTTGGCAAGTTAGCAACAAAATTGAAAGTAGCTGAAACGAAGGCTATGGGATCGCTACGCACTTGGGCTAAGGCTGTTGGTATTGATTTACCAAAAGCTCCTCGCGTTGCAAAAACTCGCAAAGCTGGGTTCGGTGGTCATTACAAGAACATTCTTGATTTCATCCTTGCTAATCGTGAAGCAGATAAAGCAGCAGTTGTTGCATTCTGTCACGAAAACAAGATTCCAGAAGCATACTCTACTCAAGCATTGAATGTTGTTCATTTTGCGAAAGTATGGAATGGTGAAGTTACAGAAGAAGCTGAAACCGAAGCAAAGTAATACCTCCCGGTAGTGCTGTAAGCACAGGAACTAAAATGCCTCTCTCGTAGAGGCATTTTTTTGCGTGAAATTAGGGGGTTGCATCGTTCTTTTAGTTTGCTATAATTACCTCACTGGAACAAAGAAGTACAGTTGATAACTTAACAAAAAGGTGAAATATTATGAACTATCTATCTGATTACATAAATGACGCACAAACTGAACTATTTAATAAAGTTGGTGCTTTCTTCGCATTCTCAAACAAACAGCTTGAAGAAAAAATAAAGCAAGGTGTCAAGTATGCCAACATGGGCGCTGGGCTTATCTGTCCAGTAGAAAATGCAAAAGAATTAACCTCCGGTCTTTCTAACATTCAAGATAAAGGTATTGCAAAAGATATCGCAGAGAATGGCATCAAGGCTATTATCAAAAGAGAATTATACAATCACGAGTGTTACTATACTGGTGATATCAGTGACGCAATTGATGTATTAGAACAGTATGATATCACACCAGAACAGATTATCGAAGTGTTTAATTTAGGAGAACCAGAATGAAAATTTATACTAATCCTCGTAAAGATGTTATGGTAGAAGACTGGCCTTATGGCAGCAAACGCACTAAGTGTCACTTCTATGTAGAAGAGTCAAAAGGCAAGCAACGTGCCTGTAGAGTCACTACTAACCCCAAAACAGGCAGGGATAACAAGCCTAAGAAGTTAACGTATGCAATCAAAGTTCTCTTTGTAGATGGGGATGATGGACGTACTTACGTCATGCAAATGGTTGGCTTCTCTATTAGTATCATGCAATCAAATATGCAACTGCAAGAAGAATATATTGGTGACCAAGATGATCGTTACAAAGCATTAGAGCAAATGTTTATTGACGAAACTCTTAACCAAATGAAGGAGAAAACGCCATGAGTCAACAACAAGATAAAGAGAACAGAATCATTGAGAAGATTCGCAAATTGTTTGCTCTAGCTAATGACAAAGGCGCAAGTGGTAATGAGTCAGAGAATGCATTAAGAATGGCTAACGCATTGTTGTCCAAGCACTCTCTTGAAATGAATCAATTGACAGGTCACGATGAAGATGTGTTCTGTACTTTTGCAGACTACAACCTAAAGACTCCCGGCAACATGAGAGCAATTGGGGCTATATGCAGATTGTACAACTGTCGTGTGATTTATGATTACAACTGGCCTACGCCGAAAAGTTTGATTATTGGAACAGGTGCTAACAGAATGACAGCAACTATTGTTATTGACCAAATTCTCGACCAGATTAAGAAAGAATGCAAAGGTGAGAATGCTGCGTACAAAGAAGGTGCTGCTCTTGGTCTAAGTGATGTATGCAATAAAATCATTGAAGAGCGAAAAGCTGATACCCAAGAGATATTACCGGGAACTGGCTTAATGGTAATTGACCAGATGAAACGTCA